CCGATGCGAAAATGATTGCTTACGTTATAAACTTAGATCACCGCAAAGACAAATGGCGCTCATCAATGAATGAGTTGGCACCTCATTTTAATTTGGAACGAGTAAGCGCAATTAAACACGAATGGGGCTGGCTTGGATTAGCGCAAACGTTTAAAAAAATATTTCAAGAATGCGAGGGCGACGTTTTGATATTTGAGGACGACGCAACGTTTAGGGGTTGGGCGACTAATTTACAAGACGCAATTAATGACTTGCCAGCAGACTGGGATATGTTAATGCTTGGGGCTAATATAAAAGATTCAAGAATTGACCGAATAAGTAAGCGATTGGTTAGGACTTACGGCGCTTGGACTACGCACGCAATACTTTACTCGCATCGTTTTGCAAAGGAAATGGCAAAATTGGATTTGGAAGTGCCAATTGACGAATATTTTAGAACAATAGTCCATCCACGGGGCAACAGTTATATTTGCGTGCCGTTCCTTTCATTTCAGCGCCCAAGCGAAAGCGATATTGAGGGCGGTTATAAAAATTATACAAGCCTATTTGAAGAAAGCGAAGCCAAAGCAATGCATTTTATTAATCAATAATTTATTGGTTTGCTTTTTTTTTATAGCCTTTTATTTTTACAAAAAAAGACGCAATGATTTACAAGAATATAAGCCAGGGAATAATCGAAGACGTTGACGATGTTAAAGGCATCGTAACTGGTTATTTTTCGGCGTTTAATAACATAGATTCTGACGGCGACGTAATCGTTTCGGGCGCTTACAAAAAGACCGTTGCAGAAAACGGACCAATGGGCCGCAATAGAATTATGCACCTTTTGCAGCACAATCCTTTGATGCCATTGGGTAAGCCTACGGAATTAATGGAAGACGCAAAAGGATTGCGCTTTACCTCTAAGATTACCGAAACCAGTTACGGTAAAGACGTAATAAAACTTTATGCTGAGGGCGTTTTTAACGAGCATTCTGTTGGATTTGAAATTATTAAGGCCGACAACAAGGCTGGTTATAGAGAGATTAGAGAGATTAAACTTTGGGAGGGTTCAACAGTAACTTGGGGAGCCAATCCAAACACCCCGATTGAGTCAATGAAATCATGGGACAAGCCGAAAAGCGAAGAAATGTTGGCTAAGTTTTGCAACATTTTGCGCAATGGCGACCTTTCTGACGAGTCAATGATTCAGTTGGAAATAGGATTAAAACAACTTGAAAACCATCTTAAGGCATTGCAAGCAGTCGAAATTGTGGAATCCGAGGCAACTCAATTCAAAAGCAACGAAGACCCGTCCATAGCGATGGCTTTGGAATTTGAATATTACCAAAAACTTAAAAAATTTATTTAAAACAAAATGGAAGCAATTAAATCACAATTGGACTCTGTATTGGCTAAATTGGAATCAAACGAGGCTTTGATTTCAGACGTTAAGTCAATGAAAGAAGCGGGTGAAGAATTCAGAAAGTCACTTTCTGCCGAAACCGCAAAATTAAATGAAAAAGCAGACGCGCTTCAGGCTCAACTTGACGGCGTAGACGCTAGAACTCAGGCTGGTTTCGCTAGCGCTGCAAAAGGTTACTCTTTCTCCAGCGAACTAGAAAAGGCGTTTGCATCTGACGCATTCGGAAACTACAAAAGCGGAAACGCTAACAAAGTAAAGTTGGACCTTGAATTGAAAGGCGGCGACATGACAATTGGCAACTCTTATACTGGCGAAGTTATCCCAGCGGAAAGAGTTCCTGATTTGAAGTTTACTCCAAACAGAAAGGTTAACGTTCGTCAATTGTTGCCAGTTGGACAAACCTCTTCTAACCTTATCCGTTTCGTGCGTGAGTCTGCTTACGACAACGCTGCTGCGCCAACCGCTCAGGGTTCACCTAAGCCTCAGTCTGATTTTGATTTGACCGCGGTAGATCGTTCCATCCGTACAATCCCAACTTTCATGAGATTGACTAAAGAAATGTTGGACGATACCCCAGGACTTATCGCTTATCTTTCTAGCCGTGCGCCAAGCAAATTGTTGAACGTAGAAGATACCCAACTTTTGTACGGAAGCGGAAGCGGTCAGAACTTGAACGGTTTTGCAACTGACGGCTCTGCTTGGACTACTGTTAAATTCGGTACTCTAATCAACAGATTTGACGTTTTGGCTGCTGCGGTTGTTCAAACAACTAAAAACGAGTATTCTCCAAATGCAATCATGATTAACCCAAGCGATTACCTTAGCCTAGTATCTACTAAGGAAACCGCTGGCGCTTACATTTTGCCGTCCTATGTTACAATGACTAGCGGACAAATGTTTATCATGGGCGTTCCAGTTTACGCAATCAATGGCGTTGTTGCTGGCGATTTCTTCGTTGGAGACTTTGCACTTGGTTCCCAGTTGTTCGTTCGTCAGGGCATTACGCTTGAATTCTTTGAGCAAGACGCTGACAACGTAACTAAGAACTTTGTTACTGTACGCGTTGAGGAAAGAATTGCACTTGCAGTTTACACTACTCAATCAATCGTTTACGGATCATTTGCAGCCGCTTTGGCTAACGGTTCCGCAGTATAAGTAAAATAGGTGTTTAGTTTGATTAAGGCCCCGACAAATCGTCGGGGCTTTTTTTTATTTATCTATAAATCAATACCTTTAAACGAAATCAACAAATAAACAAATGAATATCGTTTTTTTTGTACACGCTTGGGCTGGAACGCATAACTCGGGCGCCGAGTGGACCGTTCAGCATTATGCCAAATATTTCCACCAAAGAGGGTGCAATATTGAGGTGATTTTACCCGAGGGCCAAATTTATCCCGACGGCGAAAAGTTTAGTTTTATAAAATTTATAACGGGCTATTATTCAAACGACTTTTTTTTAGCCTTACAAAATGCAAGCGTAATATTTACGCATTTGGATAATACAGGCGTTGCAATTAATTGGGCTAAACAATTTAAAAAGCAATTGATTTTTTTAAGTCACAACGACTCCGATTATAGGAACGTCAGATTTAAAGCGCAAAATATTCACGTTGTTTATAACAACAAGGCCAACGAAAAGAATGTACAAAACGGCGCTTACCCAAATGCGTCGATTGTTTGTAAGCCTCCAATTTTTCCCGAGGACGTAAAATATAACCGCAAGCATGGGCAATATATTACCCTAATTAATTGCAACGAAAATAAGGGCGGTCAAATATTAATAGAATTGGCAAAGCGACTGCCAAAGCGTAAATTTCTTGGCGTGCTTGGTAGTTATGGCGAGCAAATTATGGACGACACGCTGAAAAATCTTAAGTACGTTGCGCAAACGCCTGACGTGCATTTAATTTATGGCAAAACAAACATTGTACTTGTCCCCTCGTTTTACGAGTCTTATGGCCGTGTAGGTTTGGAGGCTGCTATTAATCGTCTGCCAGTAATTTGCACGCCAACAGATGGATTAAAGGAATGTCTTGGCGCCGCTGGTCTTTATTTTGACCGCGACGACATTGAGGGAATGGCTGCAAAAATCGATGAGTTAATGAGTGACGAGATACTTTACGACTTTCACCAAAACATAATGCGCAACCTTGCCGAGGAGCGTCTTAAATACCAGGACCAAGAACTAGAAAGATTCTTTAATTTTATCGTTGACAAAGCAAAAAAAGCATACAATGAGTGATTTACTATATACGCCAAGCAATGGCAGTTTTACAGGATATTCCGTACAACTAAGCACGGGAGCCGTAACCGAACCAGTTACGTTGGCAGAGGCGAAAGAATACGCAAGAATTGACGGATTTAACGAGGACACGCTAATTACTAGCCTTATAAAAATGGCTAGAATACATTGCGAGTCTTATATTGGCAAAAGCATTGTTTTAAAGACTGTAACGATTGACTCGTTTACGTTCCCATATCAATTCCAAATGCCGTATGGTCCGCTAACAAATGAGGCAAATATTTCTAAATGCGTGACAATTGACGAAAACAACGTTGAAACGCCTTTGCAGTATCGTGTTAATGCTGGCTTGTTTCCTAAGTTGTTTATTCTTGGCGGCGCTCAGTCGTATAAATTTAAATTGGTTTATTCCGCTGGATTTACAACTGTTCCCGATGACATTAAATTGGCCATTAAAATGATGGTAAACACGCTTTACGAACGCCGCGAGGATTTTAGCGATTTGCAAGCCATTGAATCACCTTTGGGAGTTAAAGCGTTATTAATGCCTTATAAAACTTATAACTGGTTTGGCGCGTGAGAACAAACAAAGAAATTAAAGCGGGCGATTTACGGGAACGAATTTCGTTTATTAATCCAAGCCTTTTTGGCGATGGTTACGGCGGCTTTTATTCGCAACCGACGTTAACTTATACTTGTTGGGCAAAGGTTACTAACGTAAGCGGTCAGCGTCAAAATAGCGAGGATCAAATGGTTATTAAAAACCAATGGGAATTGCTGATTAGAGACAATCCTTTGGTTACACTTACCAAGTCTATGCACATTCTTTACGCTGGCAGAACGCTTGTAATAAGCGAAATAGTTGACGTTTTAGAATATGACAGAATTATTAAAATAATAGCAATTGAACGCGTTTAAATGTTAACCATTGAATTCAACAAGCAAAGCCTAAACGCGTTCTATAAGTATTTAAAAAACTTAGAGGGCGACGTTGCCGATTATGTCCGCGCTGAAATAGAAGACTCAATGCTTGCTATTGAAAGCGGAGCGGCAAGCAATGTTGCGGTTGATACTGGCGCGCTAAAAAATAGCATTCAATCAACGCCCATAAAAGTAAGCAAAAACCAGGTAACTGGAGGCGTGGAGGTTGGGGCAAATTATGCGCCTTACGTTGAGTTTGGAACAGGAACTAGGGTAAAGGTCCCAAGCGAGTTAAGCAACTTTGCAGCGCAATACAAAGGCGCTGGAGTGAAAGAAGTAAACTTGCCAGCAAGGCCGTTTTTTTATCCTGAGGTCTTTAAGCAACGCACGGAATTGCCAAAAAGAATTGAGCGCACGTTAACTACATTAATGAATAAAAAACAATGAGAAATATTAAACTATTTGTGCGCAAGGCTTACTGGACGGCTTTAAACAATACAATTACCTATAAAACTGTTCCTGTCCCTTGTTACGACACTTTTGCGCCTGACGATGCAATTTTTCCTTATATTTTAATTGGAAATCAAACGCAAGAAGACGACAAAGACAACCAGGAGTTTAATTACATTACAACAATAACTTTGGACGTTGTAACGGCTGGCATTGCGCCTTTTGGACGCATTGACGCCGACACAATAGCAGACGGAATTTTGCAAATTGTTTGCCGTTATCCTGAAAACTATTTACCGCTAGACGTTGGCAAAATTGTAACTGCAAAACTTGTGCAGCAAACTAGCCTTTCAAGTATTACGGACACA